CGTCAATGTTATTACATTCAATTTCTTCAATACAAGGCGTGGGACCCACTATTTCACTACCAACCACAGCTGGTAGTTTATCGATGTGATTGATAGTGAGTAGTACTGGGAAACCGTTAAGACTTTTCACAGAATGAATAGTGTCTATGGCTCGCTGCAATTCCTGACCCGTTAAATCCATGAGTTTGCAAAATTCTTCACGTATTAAGTCAGGATTGTCTTGTGGCCATGCCATGGTACACTTTATTATTTCTTCCCGTGTCATGTCTTTTGGTGAAGTGCCGCATAATGATATTATTTTGCGACACCAATCCCCGATGATTGGTGTTTTATGATCTGTTACTAAATAGCCTACAGCCTTATTAATGGCCGCTTGAGTATCCGTAACATTCTTGTTGGCTGTCAGATGTAATTTTGGTATAGTACGCTTGGGATCCTGGAATGAGTCGCTACAAGTTAAAGGATCAACAAAGATACGACTACAATATTTAATTGGTTCATTTTTCTTTGCAACCTCAACCTTTAGCGACAACCCCATGTCCTTTGCGCACTGCTCCATAGCAGCTGGCAAACCTTCAATATTATCATTCACACCGTCATCACCGCAGATCAGACCAATCAGTTCCCACGCTTCGTCTGACGTGAAACCTAACTCCCGAAAAGCACAATAACAAACAAAACCACAACCACAGGTGTTTGTATCGGTTGTGATAGAACTACCGCTTCTAGTACCATCACCCGCGTCATATTTCAGACCGGTTGAGGTACACGCCTTCTTTATAAAACACTCCTTATGCCAATGTGCATATTCCACTCGGTGATCTTGATGTAGCCAACGCATCATACTTTGGTAGTATGGTTGATGCGTAAATTTGCTCATGGTTCCATCAAGACGATTGTAATCGGTTAGGACGCCGCCATTTTTACAGACGACACCCAAGCGTTTACACACCTGCGGGGGGGTTTTAGTAGGGCCATACCATGGTAATTTCTTTAGCACTTCCGTTTTAAATGGATATACATAAGAACTCATACCAATGGTATGTTCAGGCGCACATGTTGTTATGTTTCGCGGATCATTAGTGCCGACCACTGCTTCAGCCTTAAGCATTGAGGCTAACCGGTTTTTAGAAACCGTGCTCATAGAAGCTTCAGTTAGTCGGGCACGTGCTACTTGAGTCGGAGCATTCTGTGCTCGTCGGACTTGATCGACAGTCCAAGGTGAACCGATTCCCGGTTCCGGCACCATCAACTCAACAAATTCATCAAGATAACGCTTGTATTTAGGCGGTGGTACTACCTCATTTTTCAGATTGAGTACACGACCTTTCACTGCTGCGGTGTCAGAATTATGCGACCGCGCAGGGAACAGAGATGGTTTATTAGTTAAAGGGTTACTAAACGCTTTACCTGGGTTTATCCCATCCTCCGTTACCAAAGGCGTTAATGGTTGATAAAAAGTTGGCAATTTTGAAGTCGAGATTACATTTGGGCTGTAATCAATATCATCGATTAAACTGAATAAAATAGCAGCTTGTACATGTGGTTTTTCCACCTTATCCTGCGACAAAATACGTTCAACATCAGCAATAACCGGTGGTGCGGTTTTATTGCCTAGTCTCTCTTTAATGGCATGGTACGAAGTACCATTTAGTTCAACAGAATGTGGTGAACCATTTTGTGCTATGGATACAGTATCATTCATAGAATGATAGAGGATGTTCTTTTTAGAACCTCCATTTTTACTTTCAAAAGTAAACTGTCTCCTGCGCAAACCATTTGTGTATTTCAAGCAGCAGTAATGTGGATAAGCCGTTATTGTAGCCGGTATTAAAGTTATTAAACGTCGATTTGGGTCCTTATCTATCTTATGTTGTGTTATATGATAGGTTAATAGTTGCCCATGTCTACCGACAATACAAACGGTATCTCCTTTATAATCCCATATTTGATGTTTATACGTTGCACCACCTGATACAGTATAATTCACGACATTATCCTTAATAAAATAAGAATAATCTTTTCCGCGATAAACTGCAGTTTCTGGTGTCATCGTATATATGACCATGGGTTTAAAAAGTTTCAACCATTTATTCATGTCGGCATAATAATCAACGTCTGTAAATAACAATACAGCGTTATCAGGTACTTGATCTTGACGGAAGGGTATTGATAAATCTTTAGGCGTGTAAAATAAACGCGCCCCCAATCCTTTATCACTGGCACTCATCGACACAGTGTATGGTGTGAAACCTGCTTCGCGCACAATCTCCGACATTTTAATGTTCGTAGAGGTACGTAGCTGGGCTGCATCACGATGTGTGTGATTTTTAGCCATGAAAATCAAACGAATTGATTCGATTGGATGATCTAAAATTCTTCTAAGATTCGGTAATCTAATGATAGACTTTTCTATTGCTTTTGAGTATTGATGTGCCCTTACTGGTGCAATAATGGATGGTAATATCGCATGTGCCATGGTTCGTGTTTCGATCTTTACACCGGCCCATGAGGCCTTAATGCGTTTCCAGTCGCTGAGTTCGGGTACAGGTACCCAAGGTATCGACTCTGGTGCATCTTTATTGTATCCGTAAGGTTGATGACTCATAATAGTTTTG